CTTTAACCTGCTTTGTGTGTGCCATAGAACGTGCGAGTGCACGAGTATAGCGTGAAGCCAGACGATCATACAGGTTGTCTTCAACAGCTTCTTCAGTGATTGAGAAAGCCATTGCCACTGTCTCGTGGTTGTAACGAGCAGTGAAAGATTCGTTCGCATCGTCAAATGCTACACCTGCACCTTCCTGTTTAACAGGAGCAGCGCCGAATCCTGACAACATCACCTCTTCTTCAAACGCCCGATCAGATGCCTCGGTGTCGAAGATTTCAGCGTGTTGACCTTCATAACGTCCATATTCCATACCAAAGAGAGCGTTTAGACCCGGCTCTAATTCTTTGGCGAGTTGTGCGCGAGAAATAGCCATATCTACACTCCCTTATGAAATAGCCGCTTCAGAATCAGACTGAAGCAGAGCGTGATTGTTAAGCATCACAATCATAGGAATACCAGCAGCAGTGAAGTCTTCGTTCTCAGGATCATCATGAATGCCCACAATCTTCAGAGGAAGAGAAGCATTAGAAGAATCCAGAGTAGCAACATCAAGCTTTGCACTAGAAATACCTGTGGTTGTGCTACCGCTTGCACCGCTATCGAACTGAGAGTTCTCGAAGATAGCAGCAATCGCAGTTGCGCGATTTGTAAAAGTAGCGTCTGTACAAATAATATAACGCTGAAGCGGGTTGTCATGCACAAATCCGATGATATCGAAGTTTGTGTCTGCACCCGAACCAGGCCATGTATTTGAGAACACTCTTTTACCAGTCACAGATGAAACATATTCACAGCCAGCGAATACACCAACGGGAGCTTGAGTATCTCCGGTAGCAGAACAGATAACGATTTCACCACCGTTATCAGCTTTAACCATTGATCCTTGGAAGATCGCGCTTGCACCACTGTCTATGAAGTATGCATTAGTGCCCTGAGTAGCTGGAGAGCCACCGGGCATATTAATCGGCTTCAAGCCGAAGGCAACATTAGTGTTTGCCATTGCTTACTCCTTATCAAATGTGGGGGTTAATCCTTTGACTTTCCCCCGAATGATACACGACTTTTCCTATCCGAATGAATAGGCATTGAGGGATGTTGTTCCCTCATCAAGTTTTGATCCACGGCATCCATTTGTGTACGGGTCTGCTCCCGGAAGTATTCAGTTCGCTCTTCAACCGTTTCTTCAGGTATTCTAGCCAGCATCAAACCGCCAACTCCTATAACACCCTGATGACTACCCTCTTCGATGATAGGAAATTTACCCTCGAGTTCTGGATATTCATCTGCACGAACAGGTTCCCACCCTTCACGCATCTTTGTAGTCACATTCATCTTGTCATCTTCACCACGAATGGCTGTGCGAATCCAACGATGTTTGTACCCTGCGGGTGCTTCTGGAGCCTCCAGCTTTGATGGAGGTGCCCATGGCTTGCGCCTTTGGGTCTTTGCGCGAGTTTCCGCATCGCGAGGCGTTCTCTTAATAGAACCAGTCATTTTACTACTCCTTGACATACTTTGCATATTCTTCGAGCGGAACATTTAACCTCTTCGCTATCTGAATCTGCGAAGGAGTCAACTTGACTGTTCTGCGCCCCTTTTTCGTAGACGACTTAGAAGCCGTGGACTCAGCAGAGGCGACTCTGGGTCCTTTGTCTTTAGAGCCTCCAAATTTCTGTGGAAACTCATCACGGACTCTACGGTCAAGCTCAGTATAGTACTCATCTGAAGTTGGGTCAAACCCTTCGTCCTCGATAAGTTGTCTATGAATACCAAAAGCAGCGTAAGTCATTGTTTGATCTTGACCAAACCATTCATTTTTTGCTGCCCATGCTTCAGCTTTTGCGTCAGGTTTGGCCCTTTGTGGTACAGGCTGTTGCTGTTGCTGCCCCTGTGGAGCAGCTTGTGCGGCAGCAGCTTGTTGCTCTTGTCTCTTCTTAGCATGTTCTACTTGCGCCTCTTCCAACGCAAGCTTGCTCAGATTCTTCTGAGCCTCGAACATCGCATCAGCGTCACCTTCATCATAAGCTTTCTGATACGCCACTTTTGCAGCATCGATTTGAGACTGTATTCGAGTCCCAAACTCTCCAACATACGATTGATCTAAGGCATTTAGACGATCTCTAAGCTCATCATTCTGTTGCTTTACCTTCTGAGCAAACTCAACGGCAGCTATTCTTTGAGCTTCTTCGTCACGATACTTTTGAGTAATCTTGCTTATACGATCACGAACATTCTTTGAATACTGATCAAGCTCTTCCTCTTTATCGTCCTTCTGCCCTTCGTCTTCAGAAGCCTCTTCGACCGTTTCTTGTTCAGCCTGCTCCTCTTGAGTCTCTTCTTCAGTAACCTCTATCTCTTGCCCTTGATCTTCTTCAAGGTCAGCAGACAAATCAGTAGTCTTTTTTGCAGCTTCTGCCATGATCATGCCCCATAATTTTTAACATCGTCAGGATCAACGATGGTTGCGATGACCTCGTCATCATTGATAATACGAACTTCCCCACCCTCGATGTTGAATCTAGATCCGGCATATCTGCCAATACAGACCCAGTCTCCCTCCTTACACCAAGGATCATTGTCGCCAAACTTGTCCCTGTCCTGATAAGCAAGAGGGCCGAGCTTTACCACATAAGCCACCACCGTGGCTCGTGACTCTCGTTCTCTTACTTTGTCAGGAACATAGACGCCACCGTCCGTTTTCTCCTTGCCCATATATGGCATGACAAGGATCCTCCACCCTGTGGGCTGTGGCATTCTATCTTTTAAGGATTTTTGCTCTGCGTCTTTTTCGGCTTTTTGTTTTGCGGCTCGTTGTGCAAGGACATATTCAGGTACGATCAGTGTCATCGATATACTTCACTTTCTTTAGCAGGGCCTTCATTTCATCAAGAGCATAGGTGACACCCTGTATTTCACCAACCCTTGCTTTATAGTCTTCCCAATCCTTCACTCCACCGCTTGTTATCGAAAGACTAATATCATCTACTCTAGTTATCAATATCTTTTGATAATCTTTTATGAAATTTAAAACGTCCATGTCGTCCCCTTGAGTCTAGTTCTGTGTAATTATTATCCACTCCACGTTGTTTTCTGAACTTTCGGTTCTAAAATTTCCGACCTTGGTCCAGTCTATTTCATCCAATCCCTCATCAAACACTGTTGTCTGAGAAGGCTCCTCTATTGGTGTCTTGTGGTAGTGATGCATTCCATAGGCAAGTGCGCCTAAGATAAGTAAAGCTTCCATTTTCTCCTCCTAGCTTAATCCCCTAAAGCTTTTTATTAAGTTGATGGTCTAAAAACATTCCCCGAAGTTGTTTGTCTTCTTCTTTCTGCTTCAGCCCGAAGAGGATTGCTTCCGAGTCCTCTTATGGTTGATCCAATACCTGCTATTCCTTCAGCAAGATCTGATAAGCTCGGTAAGCTAAAATCTATTGGTGCTTCCATTCCTGGAATCTGACCGACTACCGCTCTAATACCAGAACCTCCTGGAAGCTCTCTGGATATTTCTCCAGTCACATCGTCAACAAAAAATCCTTGACGTGTTCCTGGATCCATCACTGCTGATCTAACAGCATCAGAGTCTATGGCAGCAAGTGCCTCTGGATTTTCACTAAAAAACTGACCTGCTGGAACCGTGGCAACCTGCCTGCGGCTAACTCCAAAGAGATCTGGGCTTACGGATGACTGTTGTTCAACTTCTGTTGATGACTGTTGGTTAGATCTAAGAGCATCTATTTTAGCCTCATTTTCTGCCCGTATTCTAGCTGCTGTTGCGTTTCTTCCCGATCTTGTCGCCTCTTCAAATGCGGCGTTACCAGCAGCATTTATCGCGTCTCGTTGTGCCGGGCTGAAGTCCGCTGAAGTCCCAGTTAGAAACTCACTTGTAACTGTGGGTGTTGCCTGTACTCCCGGTAAGCCCATACTAAAAGCATCCAGTTCCTGTTGCGTTTCTGGTGCTATTGCTGGTGCTGGTGCAAACCTGCTTTCAAATCCTGCTAGATCTAGACTAGCTCCACGCGGCATGAAATCCAGTGAACTCGTGGATACCACTGGTGCTGGGGTAAACAGATCCTCGATCGTCTCTGGTATCTTCATAATATTCGTTTTGAAATTATCAAAGACTGAGCGCTCTTTCGGAACAAAAGTCTGTGTTTGTGCCTGTTGTGCCTGTGCTGCTGCTCGTGCTCGTCTACCTTGCTCTGGATCTAGCGTGTTAAAGAAATCGCCAGCACCAGTAAAGATACCCCCAACAACATCCTCTAATGCTCCGATACCCTGATTGATACCCTGAGTGAGCGATCCAAAAGGAGAGAAATCACCTGATTCTGTTGCATCCGCCGGACGAAAACCAGGAGTTGCCTGTCCTCCGGTTAGCGCACCAAGGTTCTGCGTAGCTTCAGTGAATTGTGCACTAGGATCAAAGCCTGCGGTTTTATTTGAAAGTTGATCAGCTAAAATACCAAGTCCGGTCGGCATTGCTAAAAGAGCCGCAGTATCCATAGGACTGCGCTTCACATTGTATGTAGCTGTCGGACCATAGGCTGTCTCAAAACTTCTTGGGAGAAGACCTGATTGAAGCCCTGCTCTTAATCTTCCCGGAGTTTCAACACTGGCATCTGGAAAAGCAGGGTTAAAGCCTAAACGTCCTCTGATATTCTGAGGATTTGCAAACTTTGAGAACTGATTGCCAGCTATCTGTGCCCTGGCTCGAGGACTCAGATTACTTGTATAATCTATCTTTCTTGGGTCTATGCCAAAAACTCTAGTAAAAAATCCTCTTCTACCATAAGGATTTCTATCTGTTATGGATTCGGCTGATCTGAATGATGCTTCAGGAGTTAACACACCGCCGCCGCTGGTTGCTGGCTGATCAAGACTAAAAAAATCATCCTCATATCCACCATAGTCACCCGTCCCCGGTGTAGCGGTAAAACTTGTTCGCGCACCCGTCGATGCATCTCGTGTTACGGTGCCTTCTAAAGGATCAAAATCATCATCCGGTCCACCTCTATCATCACTATCAAAGCCGCCACCAAAACCTCCTGGCCCTGAATCGGGATCAGCGCCACCGACATGACCATCAAATGCGGGTATACCCGCCGGACCCGGTCTACCAGAACCTCCAAGAAGCTGTAAGATACCTGCCTCTTGTGGAGTAATGTACGACAGCATGTGATCTTGCCCAGCAATCTGGGTGCGACGCGGAACAGCAGAGTCGCCCCGACGCATCTTCATCACTCTGTCGATAGGTTCAAACATTATTTGATTTGTACTTTTCTTGGTTCAGCCATGTATGCTTTGCCCATCCCAGCCACAAACTTATTGTCCTTTTCTTGCACAAGGACTTTTCCTAATCCTGCTTTTACTGGTTTTGTTTTTGTGTCAGCCATAGTTGCCTCCAGTATGTTTGAGCCGCCGTCTTTACGTCGCCGTCCTTCATTTATAAGCTTTTTTGCCTGATTAGTCGATACACCAATATCTTTTGCAAACTGTGCTGCTCTAGGTCGTGCCATTATTTTTTACTCATCCAAGCTGTTGTGCCCATATATGCGCCGACAATGCCTGCTCCACTAAGGAATATAAGGTCGGTGACAGCGCCTAATCCTTCCAGCTTCTCTGCCGAACACCATGGAGATGCCAAGAATACTGCATAGCAACCCATGAATATCAGAGTGTATCTTGCCATACGCAACTGCGCTACATTTTTTCTAAGCTCAGTCTCCGTCTTCTTGATATCCTTGGCGTGTTCAAGCTCCTCGTCGGTAACTACCCCGTCTCCATCCATATCGTATTGGTTGTAGTCGCTGTCTTTCTCTAGGGATTTTTGCATCACTTTTTCCCAAAAAACTTGGTCGCTGCTCTTGTTCCAAAACTAGCTGCCACAATAGTTCCCAAAGTATACTGATAGTAATCCGGCATGGACTCAAGTGCGGCAAAACCATTCGTGACTATCTCCCTGCCCCAGTCACCACAGAAACTCAAAATTAGCGGAATCGAGAACAAAATTGTTAACCATTCGTCTTTCCAGCTATGTGCAGAAGCATCGGCCATTTTGAGATCCCAGTCAATCTCTCCTGTAGCTTTCTTCTGCATTATGACAGCTTCCGCCTGGGCTTTGGCAACCTTCGCACCAGTCACAGCTTTCTTCTCTTCGACTTTGCCCTCAAGCCATGTGCCAGCTAAATTAGCTATTGGTCCTAGAAACTGAATCATCTGCTCAAAATCCCGTTCGGTAAAGATCTACAATTATATCTAATCGCTTTGTAACCTTTGTAATATTTGTGCACATCACTTGCCATCTTTAACGCTCTGACTTTGCATTCTCTTTCTATATCAAACCACTGTTGCCCTTCAAAGGTTACACAGATCTGCGGGTTGGCAATCATGCAGGCAACTACAATCGCCTGATACATCTATCTGTCACGTTTCAAATCAGCCTGCGTATTAATCCGATACACATTTACATCGTTTCTGTCATTTGCAATCTGTTCCTGTAAAGCCTGACGCTGCATAGCCAGATCATATGACTGCTGTAGCTTGGCCTGATCAATCTGGAAGTCCAGAGCATCGTTCTGCATCTTACGCTGTATCTCAGCGGTATCGTTCTGCAACTCCTGCTGACGGATCTGAACCAGCGGATCAGGTGGTGTCTGAGGTTTAAGCATGGGAGCAAGCTGCTCCAAAGTCTCTGCAATCTGCTGTGCTACCGCAGCTTCTGCCGCATCAGGATTGATTTGCGGTGGCTGCTGCCCTGCTGCTATGGATTCCTGTATGCCTTTTTCAAGCATTTCTTTGATAACATCACGAGCAAATATGCTGACATGATCCTGTATGTGCGCCTGCAATATCAAAAATGCCTGCGGATTCGCCTGTATGGCAGGTGATTGAATCATGGCAACGTGCACTCTGATATGCGCCATACTGTCCTGCTGCGGAAATGCCTGCAACTGTTGACCTTTCAGAGCCAAACCATTCTCTGTTGCCGGATCTTTTGGTGCAGGTGGTTGTGGTGGTGGCAGGATAGAGTCTATGTTCTTTACATCCAGCGCATCATACATCCGGCGATAGGCTTCATACAGATTGTGCATCTGCGGTGCGGCCTGGGCCAGTTGCAACTGTGTTTGTGCAAGTGACAAACGCTGGGCCATAGAAAAGATGGACGGGTCAGACACTGGGAGGATATCTACCCGCCCATCAAAATCCTGCGCCATTATCATCGGATTCACGTTCTGACCAACGGAATAAGGATAAGGCATAGGATTATTTGCAAAGATCTCTGCCAGCATGCGGAACTCGTTCTTCTGAGCGTAATGCAGCCGTTTGTGAATACTCGAGATTACTTTTGATCCCTGTTCGATGAGAGCCACTGTAGTTCCCACGGGAGCATTGGAGTTGATATCTGCGACTTTGGTGTCCGTAACCTGTGCAAATCTTCGACCCGAATCAACGACCACCCCAAGTAACTGAGCCAGCGTTCCAGAAGGCTCCTTGTATGGGAGAGGTATAATAGCATTCCTAATATCACCGCTAGGGGCATCAAGATCACGAAACTCACCCGGATTAACAGGCTCGTCATCATTCCTAATGCGGACCCCCCGAGCCTTGAAGCCGCCCGGTAGATTCGAGAGCGTACCAGCATCGATAAGCTGACGGAGTATAGACGTTGCAGCACGAGACAATCCTCCTATCATGTGTAGCAAACCAAAGCCATAGAACCCAAAACCGGGCAAAAACTTGTAATGTACAAAATACTGACGCTTGCGACGAAGCGGATCCTCCTCACGATAATTGCGTACTATCGAAAGAATCTCTCCCGAAGCTTCGTCCATAGTGACGATATAGGGTAGTTTGATACCTGTTGGCTCACCTTGCGGGTCCACATCCTCAAATCCCTCAAGGTCCAAGTCCACATGGATTTCAAAGAGTGTGAACATTTCATCAGAATATCCAGAACGTAGACCCTGAATCTCGTCAGCTTTGCCACGGATTGTTGAGTCAGACTGGTCATCGTCGCTCGGAGATAAGTCAACATCTCTATATATCCCTCCTACCTGCATCTTGCGGATCTCGTTCTCACTCATCCGCACTACATGTGTATATCGCTCCGCTGTCCTCAAATCAGACGCATGATACGGAACAACCAGATCTTCGGCAGGAACAAACTTCGATACCGCCCTCTGCTTTGTCTGGTCAAAGTAAACTTTCTTGAACGTAGATCCGGTAATTGGCAGATAGAACAGCATCTGATCTGTGTCCTGATCAAACTCCTCCATCACTTCCGTGATCTGAAAGTTCATGAAATCCTTTACACGTTGAGCCTGTTCCTCAACTATACGGTTCTGATCGCCCAGAATCTGCGTCTTTACAGGACCACCCGGTGGCAACATCTCTTTGTATGCCTGCGCCTGAAACTGCGTAATCGCCTCAGATAACACAGGGTGCGTTACACCACTTGCCCCCATGAACGGCTCAGACCGCTCATCGTAATTAATACCAAGTAACGTCAGACCCTTTGAGATGGCCTCTTCCCACTCGGAGCGGCCCTCCTTGTCCTCATCAACTAACCCCCCAAGATCTGAGGACAAAGAACCAAGCGTAGATCTATCTAGAACCTCGGCCAGATTTGCATTGTGATCATAGACTTCCGCCTCGACCATAACCGTTTCTTCTGTGCCAACAAGCTCAATACCGGGCGGAAGATCTTCCATACCG